CGGAGGATTTTTTTAATGGAGCGTGAGATATCAGGATACTATTATGACGGTGAAAAGTCATGGATATTATACAAAGATGAAGAAGGTAATGAAACACAGGAGGAATGGACAGATGAACAATCAGATTAGAATGGTTCTAAAGAAGAAATACGAGGCAGATATTGAAGATGCTAAGTATAAAATTAAGTGTTATAGCGAGCATGAGTTAGTAATACCAGAGCACCCTGATATTACAGGTGAGGTAGATAAGCTGCTAATGAAGATAGCTGAGGCTGAGGACAAATTGGCAGTAATAAGTCTACATTATGGCGAAAATGTGACTAAGACTGTACTATAAGTGATCTAAAAAGTTTTAAAAAAAAATATTTTTTTTGTTTAAAAAAAGTGTACTTTTTGTACTTTTGGTTTAGAAGTGTTGATTTTATTAACTTTAGGGTGGACAGATCATGGTACAAATCATGTTTTAGAGTACAAATTATTTTGTACTACCAAATGCCCTACGCGCGCGAGATTGAAATATTTTGAAAACTTTTAAACTTTTTAGATCTCTATTAGTATGCTACAAGGTAACATGCCTAGGAAAAGACGAAAAAGAATTGCAGCTGAAGGTGCTCCCGATATACCTTATCCGAAAGTTAGAGTGGAGTGGATTGATTGTGTCAGTGACTCTGGCTGGGCAACAGAAAAAGAATTTGATAAGATGAAATTAGCAGAACCGATTCATGAAGGTTGGTTGTATGAGAAGCATAAAAAATACATTAAAATATTTGCTTCCTACGATAAAGATGAAGATGGTTTTACTTATGGGGATCGTACAATGATTCCTACGGGTTGGATAAAGAAGATACAAAAAATATAAATGAAAGTATATAAAAACTTCCTCGATATTGAGGATTTTAACAAAATTAAAAAAGTTTTTTTAAATTCTGATTTTCCTTGGTTCTACAATTCACAAATTACAACTCATTCTAAACTCCTTGGTGATTTTCAATTTACCCATATTCTTTATGTAGATAACTTAGCTCAATCTAATTATTTTAATTTGTTAAAACCTGTAATTGATAAAATTAATTGTTTAAGTATTGTAAGAATCAAAGCTAATCTATTAACTAAAACAGATTCTAATGTTGATTATGGATTTCACACTGATTATCATGATGACAGAATAACCACTGGCATATTATACATAAATACTAATAATGGTTATACTAAATTTAAAGATGGTAATTTAGAAAAAAGCGAGGAGAACAAGTATGTTGAGTTTAATTCAAGTGTGCCCCATTCTGGATTTTCTTGTACCGATGAAAACATCAGAGTAGTTATAAACTTCAATTATATAAAATGTTAGAATTATTTTCTGTCCCTATTTATTCTGAAAAATTAAATTTAGATACAAAAAAAATTACAGACTATTGTTTACTTATGAAAGATACAACAAAAAGTGTTAACATAAGTAACAAGGGAGGTTGGCAATCACCACCTCTTTCAGGTGAGCATGTTGTTTTAAATGACATGTTTCGTGAAATTTTAAAACATGTTGAAACATATAGAAAGACAATTCCTTTTAAACAATCATTAGATTTTATAAACTTATGGATAAATATAAATGGTTATAAAGATTATAATGTTGAACACATTCATTGTAATAGTGTTATTTCAGGAGTTTATTATTTAAGTCCAAACAATACTGACATAGTTTTTGTACACCCTGCTGCGCAACTTATGCAGTTTGATTGGAATAGTGATGTAATAGATGATTATAACAAAAATAATTGTCAAAATTGGGCTATTACTCCATCTCAAGATCAATTACTATTATTTCCAAGTTGGTTAGGACACAGAGTCGAACCTAATTTAAGTGGTAAAAATAGAATATCTATTTCTTTTAATTTAAGATGATTTATCGGGAGTCACATCAATTATCTGCCCGTAATCGGTTAAAAGTTGTTTCATTTTGGCTTCTAATTCTTGTTCTGACATATCTTCTAACTTCCCAGTTTTTATTATTTTTCTGTCTATGTATAGCCCTGCTGCTTTACCTCTATTGGCCTCAGCGTTTACAGCAGAAGAAAAAGAACCTTTCTTCAAAGCGGCCTCACGAAGTCTAGCAAGTTCTGCTACGTGCCCTTCGTAAGTGACTTCATGTTTTCTGAGTCTCTCCTCTTTCAGTTCACCAATGTATTTAACAACAAGTGGTGATAATCTAGGATTGCATAATTCTGATCCTTCTTGTCTTGCACGTTTGGGTGAATACCCTGCCGCTAGCGCAGCTTCGGATTGAGTCATTGGTCCTTCCGGTCCACCGAATACTAGAAACTCAGCGAATCTTTGTTGCATCTCTGTAAGTCTTTTTGGTAAGCCCATATTGACAATTTAAGGTAACATTGTTATATTGTCAATAATGAAAGATGAAATAGAAAACTTAAAAGAACAACTAGAAGGTTATAAGGTTTTAGTTAAATTACAAAAAGATCAGTTGTGGGAATTACGCAAAGCATCTTCAGAATTAGAGTCTGCAAATAATTTGTTGCAAGGTTATCAAAAAGTGATACAGGATTTATCTAACAAGTTAAGACAAAAAGATTCATGAGAGTACAAGACTTGCAAACCTTCTTGGGTAGTTTTACGAAAGGTAGCGACGCAGTTAAGAATGCCGTCATCTATGTAGAAATAAAAGGAAAGTTACACGCGATCAGACGAATGGAAGTACATGAAAATGCTGTTCCAATCATAGGTCATCCAGGTCATAGTGCACATCGTTTGGTATTAAAAACTGAAAAGTCTTCAAAGCTTATCTTGCCAGATAAACTTAAAAAGGACTATTAAATGAATGACGATGTTACCCCAAAAACCTCATGGCTCCAGAGCGTAAATTATATCAAAAACTTAAGAAGAATATTACCTCGATTAGCTGGATCAGACTTGAAAATCTTAGCTCTTCCGGTACTCCTGATCTATTGGGCTATAATACTTTTGGCAACTTTTTCACAGTAGAACTAAAAGTTACGAAGAGTAACAAGATACGTTTCTCACCACACCAAATTGCTTTCCATGTAAAGCATCCTAACAATTCATTTATCTTGGTAGAGTCCCTTGATCAAAGGTGCTTGAAACTTTTTGAGGGAGCCAGGATCAGGGAGCTTGTTGCTTGCGGCTTTAAGCTTGAGCCTTTGTGCTTGGGGCTTGATGCTTGCCGCTTGAAGCTTG